TTTAAGAGTATTTTGAAGAGCACATTTATCTGGAACTGTGAGCCAAGGTTTTTGTCTTTTTAGTTCTGTTAACATTTTTGACATATGATTATAAGTAATTTTTATATTAAATTCTTGATATAAATATTGCTTTAATTTCAAAAAATGATTATAGATAAATCTTGATGCTCCAAAACTTTTTTCTAAAAGAATTTGTTGTTCTTTAGTTGGATATATTCTGACTTTAAAACTTTTGTTCATAGATGGTAAACACCTCCTTTTCGTATTAAAAAATTAATAAAAATATTTTATTTATCTTTATTATTATAATACTAAAAGAAATATTTATCAATATATAATTATAACTATGAGATTTTTTAAGAGGATGATTGTTCAATTAAGTTCGCTACTTCTTAACCGGCGACATTACTCGCACCCTTAACTTTCATTAAGGCACAGACTATATCTTAATCTTTTTTTAATAAAAGACCTTCACCACTTCCACTCGCTTGAGTGTACTCTCTTTCGAGATAGTCGTTGAACTTTTTCCTATTCGGAACTTAGCTGCTGATTGTCTATTTTTTTATTAAGACTTAGGATTTAACCATATCTTATCTTAAAATTTTTTTCTGCTTTCGCCACATTCACGCTTATTTGTATTTCAAAATTACGTTGTAGTATTTTAAGCTTTAAGAGTTTCCAGCAATTCAATGAATTCCCAAGATATAGATTATCTTGGCACATACCTATCACTAGATATATGGACTATTCGTTGATTATTTATAACTAAAGTTGTAAATATACACAAACGGTTTTAATCTGACTCTTTTTCATTAATTTCTCTGAGCAAAAATTCCATAGAATTATTATGAGAGTCAACGAAGTCTTGAACAATATCTTGTGTCCAATCTTCGCTATCTCCCATCAATTTAATATAATCCATGTATTTAATATGACGTATTACTTACCAGTAGAGCCGATGCCTCCAGTTCTAACTTCTTTTTCTTGCTCTGCGTCATCTTCCGTTACAATATAGGCTTCAAAAATACCTTGAGCAATACGTTCTCCTTTCTTAATACTAATTTCTTTATCTGTAGTATTATATAAACCTACAAGAATATGCCCTTCATTGTCTTCATTGTTATAAAAATCGCTATCGATAATACCTGTTGAGTTAGTTAACATCAAACCTTGTTTAAATGCCAATGAAGAGCGAATATAAATTTTTAATACTAAACATTCATCCATATATGCTTTAATACCAGTAGGTACAGCAGTAGAAGAATTAGGTTTAATAATAACATCTTCCGCAGCTTCAATATCATAACCAGCGGACCCAGATGTTTTACGTGTCGGCAATTTAATATTTTTGTCTTTATAAGAAGATACTACTTCAAATCGACATTTAGGTAACATTAAGTTATCTAGGTCAATAATAATATGCTCTTCTTGTTGTTGTTGAGTTTGTTCATTCATGTTTAATTTCCTCTTTCTAAAACCATGTAAAATATTGTTTAATTAAATCATGAGTAATTATAGCATTTAATTCTACTTTTGACCAGGGACTGTTAATTTTTGTTGTACTTTTAATCATCTGGCAAAAATCCATATCTTTAGTATTTAATAATACATAAGCAATTAATTTCTTTTCCTCTACATTTAGTTGTAAAGTATTTAATAATAATTCATCAGGGATATAAATATTTTCTGCACCATAATAAGCATACTCATAATACACTTCTGGTACACAAGGACCGTATTTCCAAGCGATAATATCATTTTTAAAAAATGGTTTATCAAATCTTACTAACATAATGCCTTGAATATAATACAAAATTTTACATAGTTTAGATACGTCCATAGGTATATGATTTTGATTACAAACTAGCAAAATATATTTAGCGATATCTTTAGCGTTGTACATGTTTATTATACCATTCTTGAGTTACATATAACTCAATAGTAATATTTTTAAATTCACTTAAATATTGTTGAATTAATTCATGAACAAAATCATATTTTAATCCGCCAAGTCCACAGCCTAATGGCGGGATTGCAAAGCTTAAATGAGAGTTTTTGTTTCCGCTAAATTCAATATAAAATGCTAAATTTTCTAATCCAGATTCAATATATCGATATTTAGAAGGGTCCCGCCAATGATTTTTTGTCGGGAAATTAATAATTGTTTTGCCATCTTTAGCATTAAAGCTAGTTAAATGACCAATACTTAAACTACCATATTGACAATCTTTTTTATATGAATCAACAGATTCAGGGTATGCTTTAGCAATTTGTAATGCTAAACCTTTACCCATTGTGCCGACACAATTTACAGGATTCAAAATATATTTGCACTCTGTATCTAAAATATTTCCAACTACATATTTAAACATTATTTCCTCCCTTTTTTATTTTCTGGTTCTTTTGTTTCTTTCGTAATTGTACTATACATAAAATTATTAGGCTCTAATGATTGACTGGAAGCCAATAATCTAAATTTTTCTACTACAATTTCTTTAATTTCTTCTTCAGTATATCCACCATCATATTCAATGCGCATACGGCGTGTTTTAAATACTTGATGAACGATAAAACAAATTGTAGACATGAGAGCAATCGTAATGATTGTAATCATGATTAAAATGTCTTGTGTCATTATTTTTCGATACCTCTCATTCTATTAATAAATTTGGCACCATAAATGCCGATTACTACAGTAACAATTCCAAAAAAAATTAGACTAATCATAATTTATTTACCTCTTCTGTTACAACATTTTCAACTGTAATTTGGTCGTCATTAATTTTAATAATAGCATGTTTTAAATCTAATTGATGTGTTACGATATCACGACATTGCATAATTGTTGCATCATCAATATCTTGTAAATTTTCAGCTAACATCATAATAAATTCTTTTTGAATTTGAGTTGCATTAGAAAAATTTACTTCTTTAGAAGAAGCTTTTTCTTTCACTGCATCATATTTTTCTTTCGTAAAATCCATTGCAGTATTCATTAAATCTGCAATTGTGTTAATACCTTTAGTTGTTACATCAATAATTTTTTCTCTATCCATTTTTTGTCTCCTTATTTTCTAATTAATTATTTAAATTTTCTAAATGCTCGAATAATAAATCCTGTAATGTAATAAGTCACTAAACTCTTAATCACTCGCTCAACGATATTCATTATACGTACCTCTTTCTTTTTCACACTGATTAATAGAATCAATAAAGAATAATACATCTTCTTCTTTCATGTCTTTAATCTTACGAATTGTTAATAACAACAATTCTTTTTTGGGTTCAGATAAATCACTAAAACTAAATGTAATATCTAAATTTTTATGTTTCTTTTTTGATTTAGTTTTAGTTTCATGAATGACACGACCAATAGAATCAGCAATATCATTAAAAATATTTCTACTAAATTTTCCTGTATATTCCATTTTTAATATCTCCTTATATAAAATATAAATAATATAAATAAAAAAAGACGTAAGCTTGGCACCTTAATTATACAAGGTTCATAAGCCTACGTCATTTCTTTTTTTTATTTGCTAATCAAATAATTCATTAATTTCTCGAAGTTGTCCATTAAACCATACAATTTCGCAACGAATATTTTCACTGCTAGTCAATACAGCTGTATATAAACCTTCTTCTTTTGGATTTACATATTCAGAAAAAGAATATGTTTTATTATTAAAAATTAATTCCATTATTTTACGATTTCCACACTAACACACATTTTATTTTTAAATGTAAGTTCAAGTGCATTTGCTAATACATCAGTTGCACGAACAACATGCATAGCATCATCTTTTGGTGTCAAATCACTAGAGAACACATATTTATAACCTTTGCACATAACACTAAAAGTCTTACCTGCTACTTTTTGTTCACCTGCTGCTGCTAGATGGCCACCTTCTGGTTGACCTGTAGTTTCTGTTATTACTGGAGATTCTGGCATATTATTTTCCTTCTTTCTTTTTATCACTAGATACATCTTGCTTTTTAGATGAACTGTCCATATTACCAATTGGTACGGTTACGCCCGCATATGCCTTATGGTTAATATAGAGTGCATCTGCTGTAAGATGTTTAGAAATATTGTAGTGTAATCCTACACCTTGATTATTACCTCCGCCATAATAATAACTAACGGAGAATTTTGCTGGTTTTGGAGCGGCAATAGAAATAACAGATTCTTCTTTTTGAGTAACAACTAATTTGCCATTTTCAAATTTTTGAGTTTCTGTTACATTATTTTCTATTTCATGCTGTTGTCCATTTACTTTTACAAAGACTTTTTTATTAGAGTTATCTAATTCAAAATCTGCATCAAATGGATTTTCTTTAGGTACATATTGAATTGTAGTTCTTTCAATTGTATTCGTTTGTACTTTAGTCGCCTCTTGATAATGTTTATTTGTATTAATAGTACCATCTGCATTAATTACTTTAGATGGTTTACTTTCTATTTCATGGCTTGCAAAAAGCTTATCATAGATAAACAAACAAGACAAAATAATAAGAACAATAAGTCCGATTTTGCGAATACAAGATAGTAAGAAGTCTCTGTGCGTTTTGACATATTCTTTTACCATTAGTAAAAAACTCATTGGAGTTTCTTCCTTTCTTTAAAGAGAAAAATAAAAACTTCAATGAGTATATTACTATAACTTTAACATATTAATTTCTTCTTGTAATAAATCACGAGCAGAAATTACATCTGACATTAAAATAATATCTGTTTTTTCATCTTTAGATAAAAGAGAAATCACATTTTGTAATGTGCTATCTAAATGATGTTGACTGCGAATATATTCGTAACCAGAAATAAATGTATCCGTAGGTTCAAAATTTAATTTCTTATTGCCTTTTTTAATTTCATCATTAATGTAATTTAATGCTTTCTCTAAATCAAGTAATTTATCTGGTGTTTTTAACCCAGCACGAGAAATATATTTAATCACATTTCCCATATCGAAATTATAACCTTGTGCGTTAATAAATGGACGCACTTCAATACCACCAGATGTATAATGTTTTGGTTGATTAACAATATCTTCCATACTAATATCCTTTCGTTAAAATCATAAAAAAGTTATTATTTAATCTTAGCATTTTTTTTAATTTCTGACAAGATATTTACGTATGTTTTTATTTCAGCATTTATATATACTAAATTTTCTAATTCTATTTTTTAAAGACACATCAGGAATATCAAACTACAAGTTTTTAATATATACCTTAATTAATTTCTTTTTTATACTTATTTACTCCACATGATTTCAAATTTAAAACTATGTGGACTATCTGGTTCTTCAAAAAATAATCTAAAACTATATTTAATCCCAATTTTATGTTCATTATTAAAAAATTTTAAAGATGATTTCCCTAATAAAAATAATATAACTAAAATAGTTACCAGTATAGTACCAATATGTTCACTCATTTTTTTTAAAATCCTTTCTGTTATAAATAAAAAAAAATAACCACCCTGTCGCTGCTCAGGATGGTTATTTCGTGGGGGTTTGTGTACAATGAAACTACATTTTCTAAAATAGCTCGTAACTATTATAGACAAATATTAATTTCAATGCAAGTAGTTTTTGTATTCTATTTTTACAAAGGAGGAGGAGGAAATCACGAAAAACTTATTTTTCAAAACTACCATTGTTAATATTACCTCACATACTTTTTTATTTAATTCTTATTTTTTATCTAATACATCATCTTCATTAATGGTGATGATTTCAAAATCGCTAATGTCTTCGCCAACCATTTTAGATAATTCTTTCATAAACGCCTCTTTATCCATTTTTTTATTTGCTTCATAAATAGGGTAGTGACGTTCTCTACTAATAACATAACGTTTATAATCATCTTCGATATCTTGAATATATGTGACATCGTCATTAATTTTTAGAATAGCAAAATTTTCTGTTTCTAACTTATCTTTTTTTAAGAATACCCTACCAGCGAATTTACCGATTTCTTCAGCGATTTCTTTAATTGTATCAACCAATACATATTCTTTTGTAAATGTATCATATACCGCATATTTAGAAGAAAACTGTAAAGAATGTTTGCCTACATGTTTATATGCAAAATTCATTAATGGATTAATGATAAAACATGTATATAAATCTTTAGGCATTTTACCAATAATATCACGCATTAAGAAATAACAATCATATAATTCTTCGCCAACGACTTTAATAGCCGTATATTCTTCATTTTCTTCTACAGAAATTAATTCAAAATCTGATTGATAAAAATCTCTTTTTGTTAATTCTCCGAATAACATAGTAACTGTGTCTTTATCTACAGTACCAAATTCTTTATAGTATCCATTTTTTAATTCGATAGTAAATTCACATTGATTATCGAATACTTCATTTTCTTCTGTCCATTGAAATCTTAACATTTATTCAAATACCTCTTTATATTCTGATTCTTCTAATGCTTTTTCTTTTTCATATTCATATGTATATTCATCTTCTCTTGGAATACCTTCATTAGCAAATTGAGTCATAATAATCGCTAAATATTTTCCAAGCATTTCTGGTGTAGCTAAAGATGATACATCTTTTAATTTATTTATTTTTTTAATTTGAGTATTAGCTTTTCTATTATTTAAAGAGAGTTGCTTCTCTTGCTTTTTTACTCGTATTTCATTATCTGATTTAAATGAATCTAATTTAATATTAATAATAATTGATTCGTCTTTTAAAATATATCGTTCATCTATTAAACGACCATATACTTGCTCACCAGATACTGTTTGAGCATAGCCGTACACTTTGACCATATTTTTATCCTCTTGTTTACTAATTAAAATATATATTTATTGTAGCATACAACAAGATAAAAGTAAAGAAAAAACGAGATATCCTCTCACAAATATCTCGTTTCATCTTGGTTATTTATTTTATTTAATACAGGAGGTAAAAAACAATGAAAATTGTCAACCATAATTAATATATAATTTTATATATTAATTGTCAATAGGAATTTTTTCTTCGCAAGAACTATTTTCTAATCGAATAGAAAAAGGTAATTTTCTTACAAATGCGTCAGGATGCTTCTTCTGTTCTTCTTTAGCATACACATAACTATCTTTACAAGTTCCTTGTAATTTACATTCAGCTCCACAATAGGTTCTATCTTTGTAGCATAACATATTATTCACCTAATAATTCTCTGTCTAATTGAGCCCGATAAAAACGTTTTGTTAAAAACTCAAAGATATTAATAATTACATAAGCTTCTTCTTCATTTTTAGAATAAATAGCAAATTCTCCTAATCCTTGTTCTTTTATAGTTAATTCACAATTAATAGTAAAATTAAAAACAGAACCTTCTCTTTTGTCTTTAATATAAAAGGTAACGCTGAATTCTTTTTCTGTGACCATTCGCATACCCATATTTACAATACTTTTTTTTATATGTTCTTCTTTTGAATCATAAATTGTATATTCATATTTATCTTTTAGAATTTCAGTAAAAATTTTTAATAATGCATTATGCATATCTCGAAATTCATGTCGAATAATATATTCCATATTTATATATTCTCCTTTAAAAAAATAAAAATAATACAGCCACGCAAATTAATGCGTGGCTATTTTTTTAAACTTCAGAATTAATGTATTCTTTTTGGTTAAAATCATCAATAATATCTACTAATAATCCCATTAACATTTGATATACTAATGGTTGTGGATAGTCACCGCCAGCAATATTATCTTCAATGTCAATTTCAAAATGAATATCACAACCAGAACGAATTACATTAATTACCATACTTAAAAATTCACCATTCATGGCAAATGCACACATCGAAGGTGTTGATACAAAAAATTCAAGAGAATAATGGTCATCACCAGTATGAATTACATTATTAGTCTCTTCTGCAAAATGTGCGATATGATGCATAATTGCAATAGCTTCTGCTTCATGGTTAAAAGTTAAAGTCATCATAGTTAAAAACTCCTTATACAAATACATTAAACTAAAAATACTATGCCGAAATGACACACCAATATTATACAAGGATTACTTCATTTATTAATTTGCTTAATAATTCTATTCCTAATGGAGCATAATCATCTACGCAAGAAATTAAATTATCTTCTAAATGTACTGCATATTCAATATGAATTGGTGTATATACAACATGGCTTTGATAGCCTGCATCTTTACGCCAAAAACTAATATTAAATAAAACTGTATGTTCATTCTTAAAATCTTTAGGAATGTATACTTTTTTAACATAAAAGTTTTCATCATATCCATTTTCTAAAATAACATTTTTGCATGTTTGTAATTGATATAATAAGTTTTCAGCAGTTAAAATACCAGGTTCTAACTCAATAAGTTTTTTCATTTTTTTTTATTCCTCCGTATTTTTATATAAAGCAATAATAAATTCTTCAATCATTTGTTCATGTTTTGTTTTATATCTATCAAAGTCAATGTCTTTAATTCTGATACTATTTAATTCTGTATCAACCTCAATAGAAATGTATTCGATATGCTGTTTTGCAAAATACTCATTTTCTTTTTCTGTTACCGCAAAATTAAGAGAAATAGTTACTCTACGAGAATATTCATCTTTCATATTGTAACTTCTTAATTCGCATGATAATGGTTTATCTGCATATACAATATCAAAACTTAATGTATCAAGTTTGTCAAATCTATTAATGAAATCATATGCTGTGCCTTTTAATTGCAACATTTATTTTTTTTATCCTCACATTAAAAAAATAAAAGCCCATCTTTACCAGATGAGCTTTATAAAATAAATTATTGATTATATTGTCGTTGGCGTTTTTTAGCAAGATAAGACATACATTTCTCAGACTTACCGATTTTACCAACTAAAATTTTATTTTTTTTATCGAATTTGCCTACGATACGAATATCTTCGTAATCTAAGAATTCATCAAATTTAATGACACTATCATTATCGTGGCAATTTCTGTCATCTGTTAAACAACAGCCATACGAATCATCACAATTACGTGGGATTAAATAAATACCATATTCTTGTCCCATCAACATTACGATATCATTAAACATGACATTATTGCCATGCATATCTTTTAAACCAATAATGCCTTGGTTCCACTCTTCACTATTTGGTGTAAAAACAGTTACCATTTTTTGTCTCCTCCTTATTAAAAACTACCAGCTAATTTTCCAAATATTATGGTCCTCTGTTTCATAAGAAACAGTATATCCTTTATTAATAAGTTCTGTACGGACACCTTCAACAGTTGCTCTGTCTAAATCTCTGTCAGAACTTAAATCTAATTGGCTAGTTACTTCAAATTCATTTTTTTCAGCTGCTAATTTAATAGCTTTATATAAAATTTTTACAATACGCTCTACAGCTTTTTTGATGCGGTCTTCTGTAGTTTTACGAAGCACAGATGCATCATCAAGAGCATATTCATTAACAAAATATGTATCGGCCATGATTATCCTTTCTTGTCTAATTCTAATCTTAGTTTAAAAACTTCTAATTCATATTTATTATGACAGAAAAATAGTTTAAAAACAAGATTAATTAATTTTTCAAAAATAATATCACCTCTCAATTCTTAATTAAAAACACGGCAGATATCTATATTACTATTTAATCTTTTGATATTCAACCATATATTCAATAGTAGAAGAAGTAAACCCTGTTTTTCGAGATACAGGCGTAATAGATAATTTTTTATATCCTTTTTCTTCCATATCTTTAATAGCTAAGTTTACAACTTTAGTATCTTCATTGTATGTGATAATAAACGTATCACCTACATTATAATTTTGAGCTTCAACATACTTATTATATTTTTGAACTTCTTTATTATATGCATCTTCTTGAGTTCCAGGTGAAACACAAAGAAACATTATAACAAAGAATAATATAATTGTCACAGAAGCAAAAAGTTCTTCTCCATCATTTTTCATATTATTTACCTACAAATAAATCTTCAAGTACACGAGGTTTATATACACGTTGTTTTTCTTGATTCTTTTTAATTTGATTAATTACATGAGCTATATTATTAATTTGCTTCATATCTAATAAACCACTTTCGAATAATGGATTTAATACTTCTAAATAATCTTTACATTGACGACGAAGCACCGATGTATCATGAATTAATTTTACGACTTTAGTTTTATCTTTACGTTCTGTTGGATATTGTAATTCACAGTAATGGCGAATATCGCCAAATGCTTTATCACATTCTTGTACGGTACTATCCCATACACTTTGATTTTGTCGAATATAGTTCATAACATCTTTAAATTCACTTAACACTTTTACAATTTCTTCTAATGTATATTTGTTTTCCATAGTAATCCTCCTTAAATATTAAAAATATACATATTATTTTTTAATTTCAATCAAAAACATATTTTTTAACTCAAGTTAAAAAATAATAAAAATAAAAAATCATACATCAGCAGTTGTTACACTACTAATGTATGACTTTTATTCTATTTTTTATTAAAGAATAGTTGTTTCTACTTCACCAAAAGTTTCTGGTGCACCTTCGAATTCTTCCACTACTTCTTCAGTTACTACAGCTGGTTCAACAGCTTTAGCAGTTTCACCACGACGGCTCAAACGGCTAAATTCTGTTGCAGCAAGGAAGCAAGTTTCATACACCAACTCACCTTTTTTGTTTGTATAACGAGAATTCATAGACAAGCGACCAGTTACTTCAGTATAGTCACCTTCGATTAAATTCTGATGCATCAATTCAGCAGTCTTACCAAAAGACTTAACTGGAATCCAATTGTATTGTTTCTTGCCTTCAGAATCTACAGTACCAGTAGCGACTGCAATAGTCGTGCTGAATACTGCTTTTTTACCATTTTCAGCTGGTTTAAAAATTGTATTTTGTTTGGATACATAACCTTTAATCATTGCCAAATTATTCATAGCAAATCTCCTTATGTGCCTCTACTATCTGACTAGAGGACTTTAATACTAATCTTATATAAAAATTTTTGAGCTACTTTACTTTTTATCATTGCCAATACCATTTCCTTATACAACAGGTATGAATGACTAAATGATTTCACTCACCATTATCGTACAGGGCATTCCGAAACCGTTGGAACACCCAAATTACGATAACGTTTCCAATGCAAACAGGCTTTACTGGAGTTGCACCAGTGTTCACTACTAAGCCCATGAAATATTGGTGGATGGTAGCTCTTACGTCTACTATTAATTTACTTATGATTATGAAAGGTATTTCGACCTTAACGCAATCCGCCAATATAAGTTATAGTCCCTATCTTTCGATAGGGTAGTCCACTACTTCTTCAACATTAGTATCATCGCTAATGGAAGTTGCGGTCTTTTAGGATATTATATTCTCTAACGAGTTTCAATCCATTGGACACTTGACTACACTATTACATATAGCCTTCAGTGGAGTTCACATATCTTTACGACTTAGCTTTTCTCCCAATACCGCAATTATTTGCAAGACTTAGCTTGCCCCAGAAGGTTCGATACCGACCTTCAACATATATGAAAGCCTTAATTAAATTAAACCGCAATATAGCGACGAATAATTTAACTAAGGCATTTCACCAATATTATACAAGGTTTCGCTTATGCGATTGTATCTTTAACTAATTGTTTAAGACCTTCAACATCTGTTTTTACATTATTAACTAAACCACCATTAATTGCAGTTTGGGTTACATACCCAACTGCAAAACCGATGACCCCACCAACAACTGCACGGCCTACAAGTTCAAACATCTTATTCATAATAACTTTCTCCTTTTGTCTATTTAAAAAAATATAATTATTTAATAATACTAAAATATTTAATAAAATCCTTTAATTGATTTTCTGGCAACAAGCCAATATCAATTAAAGTTAACATTGTTTCATAATGAATAGATAAATTAGATACATTATTTAAATTAATAGCGTCAACTAGCAAAAGATTATAATCTTCCTCTAGTATTGTAATACCTTTAAGTCTTTTAACATTCTTTTTAAGTTTTTTAATATTTGCTTGTAATAATTTTCTATATTTTATAACACCATTCATAAGACTCATATCAGTTATAGCCTCATCTAATTGATTAAGTTGCCATAATTCTAATTCACCTAACATTTTAAATATTTTTTCTAATACTTTTGTTGCATCATCTGATAATTTTTCATTTGCATAATCAACAGATTTAATTTCTTTAACTGATATATTTAATAATGCAGAAAGTTTATTAGCAATTTTTTCTGGCATTTCTTTTTTACCAGATTCATAAGAACAATATTCTGTTTGTGTAATTCCTAAATCTTTAGCAATTTCATATTGACTTTTATAACCAGCTTTTTTACGAGCTTCAGTTAACTTAGTTAATCTAGGACGTTTGTGTAAAGCACCATTCTTATTTGAATAAATTAATTCTTGTTCCATTTTTACCTCTTTTTTAAAATTTTTTGTCTACTATTCACCATTATTATACAAGGCATGCTGAAGATAGCCAAAGTCACGTATTAATGGAATAAACAAATTACAATGAAAAATGCAATACCATATAAAATAATACCTAAAGCTTTAGCCATCTCTAGCATCTCCTTTCAATTATATCACCAATATGATACAAGGCTTGTGATGCGGCACTAAGCCGTAAAAAAAATAAAAATAAAAAGACCCCCGTAGGGGCCTTTAATTATTATTTTATACAGATAAAATTTGTCTTCTTACAGATTCAATTTCTTCTTGTAAAAATAAATATCTGTCAATAACTGAACCATATTCAGATACAAGATAAGCTAATTCACGCTCGTCTTGTTCTAATTGATTGAATAATTGACTTCTCAATTCTTCTCTTAATTTATTATCCATAATATTTACTTATCGCTTTTCAATCATAGAACGCAATTCAGCTAATTCTTGACGTAATTCTGCATTATCAGATTGTAATTGTTTAACTTGTTCAGCCAATTCATATTTATTAATATATTTTTGACCGCCAACTTTAACACTTACACCTAAATTGTATGCTATTTTACCATCTACTGTAATACCACCATGAACCATAGTGTTTTCATTAGGTTGGTATGCGGCACCTACGGCAACCGCATTAGCATTACGGTAATGTCCTACACTAGCCGCGAAGGACCATTTATCTTTAGGATTATAATCTAAGAATTTTAAACCAGCAAGAGCTGATGCTTTAGCTACACCTTTATTAATTTGTTGGTCTGTATAATAATTAGCTTGATTTAAAACATTTTTACCAATATCAAAAGTTTTATTTTCTAAATCTTGAATACGTCCTTCATGATTTTCTAACCAGTCCATAGGGATTTTGAGCATTTCTCTAGTTTCTTTAATTTCAGTATATAATTGAGAACCATTTACTGCATCTGTAGACGTAGCAGACACCTCACCAGCGGCTACACCTTGTAATTGACGAGTGAATTGTCCAATATTAAAAAATCCATCACGCCCATCACTACTATCTTCATAGTAAAATGAAGGTGAACCAACTGGAGAATTTGCTAAATAATATCCTGGATTTTCACCGCTCATATTTGCAATACTAAATACACCTTTAGCATTATTTACACCAGCGTATTTAGAATTTACTTTATGAGGGTCGCCTTTGGCAATACTATGAGAACCGATAGCCGTATTGTAATTGCCTTCAGATTCTGCTAAATAACCAATAGCTGTATTCATTTCTACATCGGCTCTAGCATGTCCACCAATAGCAATAGCACCTACACCAGTAGCAGGATTATATTTACCTGTATCATAATTGTAAGCGTCTACTTTATTTTTATAATCTTCCATACTTTTGGCATAAGCACCTGCATTATCACCAATAGCAATAGAACGTCTACCATCAGCACCAGAATAACTACCAACAACAAGGTTGTGCCCACCACCATCAACATAAGATTTAAAGCCAACGATACTAGAATTAAATGCATTATTAATTTCATTAGCACTACCAACAATATTTACATTAGTAGAATTAGTGACTACATTATCTTTGCCATTATTAATTAAAATATTAGAGCTATCACTAGAAACTGTATTATCTGCAAATACGTTTCCACCAATAATAGATAATACACTAGCCACTAATAATAATTTTTTATTCATATAATTACCTTTCCTCATCTTGCATTAATTCGATAATATCATTCACGGTTTTTTCGTGAAACTCATTATCGGCTATATATTCAAAAAATATTTTATTATCGCCACTTTTTAAAATTCTAATACCATTAGTAAAATTAATTTCATTTTCAGTGGTGTAAATCAAAAATTCAAGAACTTGATAATATAATGTATTTTTAAAGTCTTCGAACCATTGATTTGAATCTTTTACGAAAATTCCTTTTCTTGTAATCCTCATTTTGTTCCTTGTTCATTTAATAAAATATATAAATTATCTTTATCTTTTTCTGTTGGTAATTTATCTATCAACACATCTATTTCATGTTGAATAGCAGATTGTTCCGATAAATAAATACTGTCAGTTCTTATTAATTGGCCCGGGCGAATGCCTTTACCATAACAAGCAATTTCTCGGCCATGTTCTTCGATGCGATTAGGATAAAATTCTGCATCGTCAAAGCCTAATAAAGTTGTTTTCCAAATATAGCTAGAATTATCAAATAATAATTCATCGACAATATTCTTATAGCTATATTTTTCTTTATTATATTCAAACATAATAGTCACGATACTTCAGACATATTCATAATGTCTGTAGATAATAAATTAAGAATATTATTTATACATTCTAGTTCATAAGATGTTTCAATATTAAAAGCAATTTCAACTTCATCATTTTCTAAATCTTTATTAACTAAAGTTAAAATAGCAGTTTTTGCAAAAACATTAATTTCATCTTCTTTTTTGACAAAGAAAGTTAATTGATTATTGCCTTTAAATAAATATTTTATATTAAGTAATCCAACAAAATAATTTTTATTGACAAGAGCATATGCATGTTTATTATTTCCTTGAATATTATCTCTAAGCCATTCTTGCAATACAGTCATGGCATGAGCATAATTATAAATCGCTTTAATAATCATATTCTATTTTCCTTTTATCATAATTGAACTTCGACGAATTCCTCCATTAGCATAACTTTAGCATAATGTTTTTCCATATAATATTTTTTATATTGATATAATAAGCCCATAATATTATCTTTATCAGAGCTAGAAGAAATTACAATTACATTATTATAGATAGATACATCAATTTTAATTTCTTCATTATATCTATCGTCTTTAAAGATAAATATTTTAGTAAAAAACCCAACATCTATTTTATAAGAATAACTATAGCATCGTTCTTCTTTTTTACTTTTATCAAAAAGCAATGGATTGTGTTTTTCATTTTCGTCAACTAAATCAAAGAATATTTTTGCATATTCACCATTTTTGAATGGCAAAGTAGTTTTTTGTGTTCTTAGTTTTTCTAGTAATGCATCAGCCATATATTTTCACCTCCAATTTTATTTAAAATAAATAGTTAACATATAAATAAAAGCACTTATTGTTTTTAATAAAATAAAAATAACATCAGGAGCAAAAAATATTCCAGCTAAGATAAGAAGGTACTTTGCTATTTTGTCACGCCCATCTTCTTTAAAATATATATGTAACATAAAAAGAATACATGGCACAGCAATTAATGTTAATGCATTAAGCATAAAAGTAATTTCATTATCAGACATACTCTTGTTCCTTTTCTACTTTAATATTTAATTTATGTTTACAATATAAAGCTAGAAAATAATCAGAAATATGTTTTTCTGACCACTGAAAATCTAATTCATCTTCAGCAAAGATTAATACTTTTTTATCTTCTACACGAACATATACTCTAAACATTTCATAATTATATAAAAAATCACCAGATTTACTATATAATAAATCAATGCATATCTCATAATCATATTGATACGCAAAGTCATTAAGTATAATTGTTTCTGTTTTTATACTAGCATTGCTTAAAATAAAATTAAAATATTCCCTAGCCTTATTTTTAGATTCAAAAGATAGAATTATCATACTAAACCTAATTTCTGAATAATAGATAAAAAGATAAAGAAAATATATTTATCTTCACATTCGAAAGAAAAGCGTCCATGTTCTTTATCCACTCCATCTCTATAAAATTCCATATATCCAGGGACTTTTTGTTGTTGTTCTGAATGATTTTTAGGATATTTAATGATTTCAAAATCGATAAAATCATCTTTTCTTTTGAAATTATAAAATTCAAGAGTCGCTATATCCATTAAGTCTTTATCTTCATAATCAATACACCAGCTACCACCATCAGATATAAGAAAATTAATTTTCTCTTCCATATCTTTATAATTGCCAGAGATAATTATTTTTTTACATGTATCCATTTAAAAATTTACTACCCTTTTAAATTACAATAATTTCATTTCTGTAAATAAAGTATAGAATGCTAAGAATATTTGATTATCTTCTGTTTCAATTTCAATAAGCCCTTCTTCTTTTAAAGAATCAAAAGCAAAGAAGTCAATATAAACCATTGCATTCTTTTCATATTGTTCATCAAGATGTGAATCAAAACTAGCTTTAGCTTGTAATAATCCACCTTCACCGAATGAGTCTTCACGATATACGAAGTCACAAAGTATTAATGTTTCCATATCCTCTGTTTCTTCGTCTTCATATTCAATAGACCAACTAAAATTATCTTTAGTTAATTCTAATAATTTTTCTTCTAATTTTTTATAATCACCAGCGATAGATAATGTTTTTGTTGTTTTCATAATCAAATCTCCGCAATCATTTCTTTTAAATCATATTTGAAGATTTGAAATAGGTGGTAATAATATTCAAACATTTTTTATTCCTCTTCTTTCTTTTTTAATCGCATGTTAACTAACTCAGTTAACTGATGAATAGTTTGATAATTAATTAATGTTGGGTCATATGTAATTGTTACATCATTTACATTAAGTGAAATAGTTAACATATCGCCAACAGATGAAATTTTATTTTCAGAAAATTTAAGCATAAACTTTAAATCGTCTAAAATATTAGAATTCTTTAGTGTGTTGAACCAAACTGTTGGGTAATTTGTTTCTACTTTAATAGTTTTTAACAATTCCATAGAAAAATTCCTTTCGTTATTAAAAAGCCACGTACAGATTTTTGCGTGGTTTATAATATTTTTTTCTTCTATTCCATTGTCTACCCACATTATCAATACACATTCTATCATAATGCATATCTCTGTACATGTTATAGAACGAATAAATTAGCTCAGGTTTATATGTATCTTCTACAATACGCATAACAACTTCATGTCTATGACGTCTACATTCAACATGAAGTTCTTCATTATTCTTTTGATTATAATATGTAAGTAATGCGAAGCTTGTACCAGTTGTTTCCCAAGCATCTATATCCCATACTTTATCATAGATTTGTTCCCATATCGTATGCTCAAATCTATCACCGACTACTTGCATGAATTGAACAGCTCGTTCTTTATTTTTAAACGTTATTTTCATTCAAACACACTTCCATATTCTACTTCCATATATTCAAAATAATCTTTGCCTTCAAAACAACGTTCTAGTAAATATTCGTCATTTGTCATGCGTTCGAACCCTTGTACTGGGTCTGAAATAGAAATATTCTGAATATCATTATACTTTAAATTTTTATTTTTAGCTAGGTCTCTTACGATTTTTAATGGATACTTACAGAAACTTTTATTTTTACCATATAATAAATGATTACATTCAATATTAATGCCGATATGACGTAATTCTTCATGCTTATCAGCTAATTTTTCCGAATCAACAAAATAAGAACCTAATAATTCTGCAAAGTTTTTACCTTTAAGTCCTCTATTCCATAAAGCTAATAGTTCATGAATATCATAAGATAGAGTATCGCTTGTATATACACGACCATAACCATCATATTGACCAACTAAATGCTCATCGTTCGGAGCAATGATGCGGACCATATCGCCTTCAACCATATTAAGTCCGCCTTGATGATTTTTATTTTTAATATCACAATAGATAAAACTAAACATACCCATATTTATTGTTCCTCCTCGTCATCTTATAATTTCAATCCAATTCTATTTCATCAGATAATGTATCAAATACAGTCATAGCTCTATGCAAATCCAAAAATAATTCGCTAGCTACTTTCATAGTGTCTTTTAATTTATCGACATCTTCTTGACTCTCACCATAATATGTTTTTCTTAATCTAGGCAAACTTTTAATCTCTTCGCTTACTTCATAGAAATTAGTCGTATTATAAAAGAAACCAAGAAGGCATACCATGAGTTCTAACGCACTAGTATATTTATCTTTTCTTTCTAACTTATCAAATACCATGCTTAATTTGAAAAAGATATCCCAATAACTAGTTGTTTTTTCTTTCCCATTTACATCAATGAAATGGTACTCCTCAGTTTTTTCATTAAACCAAGGTGTACGGCCATTTCTTTGAATTAATGTAAATACTGGGTCATGGAGTTTTTCTAAAATGTCAGCACATTCTGTATTAAATTCAGCTACTCTAATTAATTTTTCATACATAACAATCTCCTACCAAACCCATTTCATACACCCTATACGCATATATCTAAGAATTTTTTCATCTGTTAAAGATTGTGCGTTTTTACGTCTTTTAGCTTTCTTTTTAAAGCCACCGAATACATAATACGCACCTTCTTCATCTTCTTTTCTATTCATTATAATAAGTCCTGCGTCCCCTAATTTAGAGTCAATGAAATCTTTATGCTTTTCATACACATCACTAGGCAATGCATAATATAAATAAGACACATCTTCACTATCATGATATCTAGGTTTATGAAAATCATTCTGAAAATCAATTTTATTTATTTTAATTTCAACTTCTGTTAAACGTTTACTCTTCAGATTAAAGTATATGAAATCTGCTTCGTATTCTCTTTTGCCAGGAGTATACATACTTACATTAGGGATGCAAATGTTTTTAAGATATAATTGTTTGGCTAAAATATATTGAAATGTACTTTCGCTTTTCCATCTACACATATTAATATTTATATTATTTTTTCCCATTTTTAATTACCTATTTATTTAACGCACCAGAAATAATATCCATATAATCTTTAAGATTGCTTTTAAATACTTCATTAGCGAAATTTAAATTATCTGGCGTAACCATATTAGCAATATACATAGCGATAATAGTTTCTTTTGACGGAATAAAAATTACCAATAATGGACAAATAATAGTTAATGCTATCAATAATTTAATAAACGGTTTAATTTTCTTTTCTTCACGATTATAAAATACAGCGATAGCATCATCTGATTCAATAAATGTGCCCATAACAATAAGAATATCTAAAGCACATACAACAAATGTAATAGCATTAAAAAAGTTTCGTAAATGCTCTACAATTGATACTAGATAAATTAGCCACGGATTAACAATAGGTTCCATATGGGCCTTCCTCCTCTTTGCTTACAAGAGCCATCGTAAACATATCTCCAATAAAATCAACCCAATCACCTCGTAAATCATTAAAGTCTTCGATTTTAACTTTAATAATTACATTATGTTGTTGATTTTTCTTTTCATAAGAAGAATATAATACTAATTGTTCTTCGGCACTATTATCATACACAATATGTTCAATACAATCAAAAGATAAACGCCATTTATCTAAAAATACCGCTTCGTTATTTACAGTGCATTTATTTAATGTTACTGCAATAGATAAAATTTCATCGCCATAATTAATTGCTTTGAAATTTTCTACACTATAATATTGTTTCATGGATATTTTTCTCCTATTATATAATATATGATTTAATATAATCATTTATTCTATATATAAAACTATTTGATGGAGCTTTTTCTAATAGTTCATCAACTAAAATATTATTTCCTTCTGATTCAATATCAAAAAGATAATCAATTTGATATGTTATTTTTGAAAGGTATAAGCTCATTCTTGTTTTATACACACTTTTATTGTTAAAATTCATAAATAAAATTGTTACACTGTAATCTAAATTTTCTCTAGTGTTATCTTTAATTTTAATATTATTTGTACATAATAAAATTGCATTGTTTTCATTTAAAGAAATTAAAACATAATCTTCACCAAGAATTTTATATTTTTCAAACATATTTTTTTCTCCTTTATCAATATCATAAAAATAAAAAATGATAGCCAGTACAATATATATACTAACTATCATTTTAAAACTTATTTTTCTAAACCATTTTTTTGGACCTCTCCAAATAAATCAAGAACACATCCTTTCGGAATAATCCATTGGTCTCTTGGAGCTACTGGCAAAATTCCAACCTCATCAATGTAAGCTAATTCTAAATTAGTTAATCCATAACCAGTCATAATTTGCCAGTCAGAGATTAATTTACCACCAGGTAATACCTTATTTTTAATTACGTGGTCATAATTTTTCTTACTCATATTTACCTCCTATAAAACATTATCAATTTCTTCATACAATTCATTAATTCTTTTTTTTGTATGATACAATTCTTTAATTTTCTTTACATCTGTTAAAGCAACATACATTTCTTTTAGTGTAAATAAAGAAAACAATTTTGCATTTTTATTACAATATTCAACTGCGTTTATAATAGACATTGCAATATTATTTCTTTGATTTAATAAATCATCATAAATAATATTTTGCTCAATCTCCCAATCTTGATTTGTTCTTAAATTAAAACAACGAACATATACTTTAGATTGGTCTCTAAATAAATAATCTTTTAAAACTAAATGGATTTCAAATAGACAATTTTCGTTGATTGCAATCAAAGTTGTTCTATACCCATTATCGGTAGGATGCACAACAACATTAGTTTTATACCCTAGTTCTCTCAAAATTAATTTTAATCCTGTAGTTTTAATCTTAGTGTTTTGCATTTTATTTCTCCTCATATAAATATATATAAATAAGTGCGAAGCGTTGATATAAAAAAATAAAAACTCAACTAAAAAAAATGAGTCACCTTCACACTAACATATCTTTCACCAACATTATACAAGGAACTCTTTACCATGTATAATGTTACTTTTAATTTATTTTTATATTTATATATATTATATTGCAATATAATATATATAAATATAAAAATAAATTAAAAGTAACATTATACATGGTAAAGAGTTCCTTGTATAATGTTGGTGAAAGATATGTTAGTGTGAAGGTGACTCATTTTTTTTAGTTGAGTTTTTATTTTTTTATATCAACGCTTCGCACTTATTTATATATATTTATATGAGGAGAAATAAAATGCAAAACACTAAGATTAAAACTACAGGATTAAAATTAATTTTGAGAGAACTAGGGTATAAAACTAATGTTGTTGTGCATCCTACCGATAATGGGTATAGAACAACTTTGATTGCAATCAACGAAAATTGTCTATTTGAAATCCATTTAGTTTTAAAAGATTATTTATTTAGAGACCAATCTAAAGTATATGTTCGTTGTTTTAATTTAAGAACAAATCAAGATTGGGAGATTGAGCAAAATATTATTTATGATGATTTATTAAATCAAAGAAATAATATTGCAATGTCTATTATAAACGCAGTTGAATATTGTAATAAAAATGCAAAATTGTTTTCTTTATTTACACTAAAAGAAATGTATGTTGCTTTAACAGATGTAAAGAAAATTAAAGAATTGTATCATACAAAAAAAAGAATTAATGAATTGTATGAAGAAATTGATAATGTTTTATAGGAGGTAAATATGAGTAAGAAAAATTATGACCACGTAATTAAAAATAAGGTATTACCTGGTGGTAAATTAATCTCTGACTGGCAAATTATGACTGGTTATGGATTAACTAATTTAGAATTAGCTTACATTGATGAGGTTGGAATTTTGCCAGTAGCTCCAAGAGACCAATGGATTATTCCGAAAGGATGTGTTCTTGATTTATTTGGAGAGGTCCAAAAAAATGGTTTAGAAAAATAAGTTTTAAAATGATAGTTAGTATATATATTGTACTGGCTATCATTTTTTATTTTTATGATATTGATAAAGGAGAAAAAAATATGTTTGAAAAATATAAAATTCTTGGTGAAGATTATGTTTTAATTTCTTTAAATGAAAACAATGCAATTTTATTATGTACAAATAATATTAAAATTAAAGATAACACTAGAGAAAATTTAGATTACAGTGTAACAATTTTATTTATGAATTTTAACAATAAAAGTGTGTATAAAACAAGAATGAGCTTATACCTTTCAAAAATAACATATCAAATTGATTATCTTTTTGATATTGAATCAGAAGGAAATAATATTTTAGTTGATGAACTATTAGAAAAAGCTCCATCAAATAGTTTTATATATAGAATAAATGATTATATTAAATCATATATTATATAATAGGAGAAAAATATCCATGAAACAATATTATAGTGTAGAAAATTTCAAAGCAATTAATTATGGCGATGAAATTTTATCTATTGCAGTAACATTAAATAAATGCACTGTAAATAACGAAGCGGTATTTTTAGATAAATGGCGTTTATCTTTTGATTGTATTGAACATATTGTGTATGATAATAGTGCCGAAGAACAATTAGTATTATATTCTTCTTATGAAAAGAAAAATCAACAACATAATGTAATTATTAAAGTTAAAATCGAAGACTTTAATGATTTACGAGGTGATTGGGTTGATTTTATTGGAGATATGTTTACGATGGCTCTTGTAAGCAAAGAGGAGGAAGGCCCATATGGAACCTATTGTTAATCCGTGGCTAATTTATCTAGTATCAATTGTAGAGCATTTACGAAACTTTTTTAATGCTATTACATTTGTTGTATGTGCTTTAGATATTCTTATTGTTATGGGCACATTTATTGAATCAGATGATGCTATCGCTGTATTTTATAATCGTGAAGAAAAGAAAATTAAACCGTTTATTAAATTATTGATAGCATTAACTATTATTTGTCCATTATTGGTAATTTTTATTCCGTCAAAAGAAACTATTATCGCTATGTATATTGCTAATATGGTTACGCCAGATAATTTAAATTTCGCTAATGAAGTATTTAAAAGCAATCTTAAAGATTATATGGATATTATTTCTGGTGCGTTAAATAAATAGGTAATTAAAAATGGGAAAAAATAATATAAATATTAATATGTGTAGATGGAAAAGCGAAAGTACATTTCAATATATTTTAGCCAAACAATTATATCTTAAAAACATTTGCATCCCTAATGTAAGTATGTATACTCCTGGCAAAAGAGAATACGAAGCAGATTTCATATACTTTAATCTGAAGAGTAAACGTTTAACAGAAGTTGAAATTAAAATAAATAAAATTGATTTTCAGAATGATTTTCATAAACCTAGATATCATGATAGTGAAGATGTGTCTTATTTATATTATGCATTGCCTAGTGATGTGTATGAAAAGCATAAAGATTTCATTGACTCTAAATTAGGGGACGCAGGACTTATTATAATGAATAGAAAAGAAGATGAAGAAGGTGCGTATTATGTATTCGGTGGCTTTAAAAAGAAAGCTAAAAGACGTAAAAACGCACAATCTTTAACAGATGAAAAAATTCTTAGATATATGCGTATAGGGTGTATGAAATGGGTTTGGTAGGAGATTGTTATGTATGAAAAATTAATTAGAGTAGCTGAATTTAATACAGAATGTGCTGACATTTTAGAAAAACTCCATGACCCAGTATTTACATTAATTCAAAGAAATGGCCGTACACCTTGGTTTAATGAAAAAACTGAGGAGTACCATTTCATTGATGTAAATGGGAAAGAAAAAACAACTAGTTATTGGGATATCTTTTTCAAATTAAGCATGGTATTTGATAAGTTAGAAAGAAAAGATAAATATACTAGTGCGTTAGAACTCATGGTATGCCTTCTTGGTTTCTTTTATAATACGACTAATTTCTATGAAGTAAGCGAAGAGATTAAAAGTTTGCCTAGATTAAGAAAAACATATTATGGTGAGAGTCAAGAAGATGTCGATAAATTAAAAGACACTATGAAAGTAGCTAGCGAATTATTTTTGGATTTGCATAGAGCTATGACTGTATTTGATACATTATCTGATGAAATAGAATTGGATTGAAATTATAAGATGACGAGGAGGAACAATAAATATGGGTATGTTTAGTTTTATCTATTGTGATATTAAAAATAAAAATCATCAAGGCGGACTTAATATGGTTGAAGGCGATATGGTCCGCATCATTGCTCCGAACGATGAGCATTTAGTTGGTCAATATGATGGTTATGGTCGTGTATATACAAGCGATACTCTATCTTATGATATTCATGAACTATTAGCTTTATGGAATAGAGGACTTAAAGGTAAAAACTTTGCAGAATTATTAGGTTCTTATTTTGTTGATTCGGAAAAATTAGCTGATAAGCATGAAGAATTACGTCATATCGGCATTAATATTGAATGTAATCATTTATTATATGGTAAAAATAAAAGTTTCTGTAAGTATCCATTAAAAATCGTAAGAGACCTAGCTAAAAATAAAAATTTAAAGTATAATGATATTCAGAATATTTCTATTTCAGACCCAGTACAAGGGTTCGAACGCATGACAAATGACGAATATTTACTAGAACGTTGTTTTGAAGGCAAAGATTATTTTGAATATATGGAAGTAGAATATGGAAGTGTGTTTGAATGAAAATAACGTTTAAAAATAAAGAACGAGCTGTTCAATTCATGCAAGTAGTCGGTGATAGATTTGAGCATACGATATGGGAACAAATCTATGATAAAGTATGGGATATAGATGCTTGGGAAACAACTGGTACAAGCTTCGCATTACTTACATATTATAATCAAAAGAATAATGAAGAACTTCATGTTGAATGTAGACGTCATAGACATGAAGTTGTTATGCGTATTGTAGAAGATACATATAAACCTGAGCTAATTTATTCGTTCTATAACATGTACAGAGATATGCATTATGATAGAATGTGTATTGATAATGTGGGTAGACAATGGAATAGAAGAAAAAAATATTATAAACCACGCAAAAATCTGTACGTGGCTTTTTAATAACGAAAGGAATTTTTCTATGGAATTGTTAAAAACTATTAAAGTAGAAACAAATTACCCAACAGTTTGGTTCAACACACTAAAGAATTCTAATATTTTAGACGATTTAAAGTTTATGCTTAAATTTTCTGAAAATAAAATTTCATCTGTTGGCGATATGTTAACTATTTCACTTAATGTAAATGATGTAACAATTACATATGACCCAACATTAATTAATTATCAAACTATTCATCAGTTAACTGAGTTAGTTAACATGCGATTAAAAAAGAAAGAAGAGGAATAAAAAATGTTTGAATATTATTACCACCTATTTCAAATCTTCAAATATGATTTAAAAGAAATGATTGCGGAGATTTGATTATGAAAACAACAAAAACATTATCTATCGCTGGTGATTATAAAAAATTAGAAGAAAAATTATTAGAATTAACTAAAGATAATTTTAGTTGGTCTATTGAATATGAAGACGAAGAAACAGAGGATATGGAAACATTAATACTTTGTGACTTCGTATATCGTGAAGACTCATTCGGTGAAGGTGGATTATTACAAGCTAAAGCTAGTTTTGATTCACATCTTGATGAACAATATGAAAAGAATGCAATGGTTTATATTGACTTCTTTGCTTTTGATTCTTTAAAAGAAGAAGGGCTTATTGAAATTGAAACAGAAGATAATCAAATATTCTTAGCATTCTATACTTTATTTACAGAAATGAAATTATTGTAATTTAAAAGGGTAGTAAATTTTTAAATGGATACATGTAAAAAAATAATTATCTCTGGCAATTATAAAGATATGGAAGAGAAAATTAATTTTCTTATATCTGATGGTGGTAGCTGGTGTATTGATTATGAAGATAAAGACTTAATGGATATAGCGACTCTTGAATTTTATAATTTCAAAAGAAAAGATGATTTTATCGATTTTGAAATCATTAAATATCCTAAAAATCATTCAGAACAACAACAAAAAGTCCCTGGATATATGGAATTTTATAGAGATGGAGTGGATAAAGAACATGGACGCTTTTCTTTCGAATGTGAAGATAAATATATTTTCTTTATCTTTTTATCTATTATTCAGAAATTAGGTTTAGTATGATAATTCTATCTTTTGAATCTAAAAATAAGGCTAGGGAATATTTTAATTTTATTTTAAGCAATGCTAGTATAAAAACAGAAACAATTATACTTAATGACTTTGCGTATCAATATGATTATGAGATATGCATTGATTTATTATATAGTAAATCTGGTGATTTTTTATATAATTATGAAATGTTTAGAGTATATGTTCGTGTAGAAGATAAAAAAGTATTAATCTTTGCTGAAGATGAATTAGATTTTCAGTGGTCAGAAAAACATATTTCTGATTATTTTCTAGCTTTATATTGTAAACATAAATTAAATATTAAAGTAGAAAAGGAACAAGAGTATGTCTGATAATGAAATTACTTTTATGCTTAATGCATTAACATTAATTGCTGTGCCATGTATTCTTTTTATGTTACATATATATTTTAAAGAAGATGGGCGTGACAAAATAGCAAAGTACCTTCTTATCTTAGCTGGAATATTTTTTGCTCCTGATGTTATTTTTATTTTATTAAAAACAATAAGTGCTTTTATTTATATGTTAACTATTTATTTTAAATAAAATTGGAGGTGAAAATATATGGCTGATGCATTACTAGAAAAACTAAGAACACAAAAAACTACTTTGCCATTCAAAAATGGTGAATATGCAAAAATATTCTTTGATTTAGTTGACGAAAATGAAAAACACAATCCATTGCTTTTTGATAAAAGTAAAAAAGAAGAACGATGCTATAGTTATTCTTATAAAATAGATGTTGGGTTTTTTACTAAAATATTTATCTTTAAAGACGATAGATATAATGAAGAAATTAAAATTGATGTATCTATCTATAATAATGTAATTGTAATTTCTTCTAGCTCTGATAAAGATAATATTATGGGCTTATTATATCAATATAAAAAATATTATATGGAAAAACATTATGCTAAAGTTATGCTAATGGAGGAATTCGTCGAAGTTCAATTATGATAAAAGGAAAATAGAATATGATTATTAAAGCGATTTATAATTATGCTCATGCCATGACTGTATTGCAAGAATGGCTTAGAGATAATATTCAAGGAAATAATAAACATGCATATGCTCTTGTCAATAAAAATTATTTTGTTGGATTACTTAATATAAAATATTTATTTAAAGGCAATAATCAATTAACTTTCTTTGTCAAAAAAGAAGATGAAATTAATGTTTTTGCAAAAACTGCTATTTTAACTTTAGTTAATAAAGATTTAGAAAATGATGAAGTTGAAATTGCTTTTAATATTGAAACATCTTATGAACTAGAATGTATAAATAATATTCTTAATTTATTATCTACAGACATTATGAATATGTCTGAAGTATCGTGACTATTATGTTTGAATATAATAAAGAAAAATATAGCTATAAGAATATTGTCGATGAATTATTATTTGATAATTCTAGCTATATTTGGAAAACAACTTTATTAGGCTTTGACGATGCAGAATTTTATCCTAATCGCATCGAAGAACATGGCCGAGAAATTGCTTGTTATGGTAAAGGCATTCGCCCGGGCCAATTAATAAGAACTGACAGTATTTATTTATCGGAACAATCTGCTATTCAACATGAAATAGATGTGTTGATAGATAAATTACCAACAGAAAAAGATAAAGATAATTTATATATTTTATTAAATGAACAAGGAACAAAATGAGGATTACAAGAAAAGGAATTTTCGTAAAAGATTCAAATCAATGGTTCGAAGACTTTAAAAATACATTATATTATCAAGTTCTTGAATTTTTGATTTACACCACTGAAAATGAAATTAATTTTACTAATGGTATTAGAATTTTAAAAAGTGGCGATAATAAAATATTTTTTGAATATATAGCCGATAATGAGTTTCACGAAAAAACCGTGAATGATATTATCGAATTAATGCAAGATGAGGAAAGGTAATTATATGAATAAAAAATTATTATTAGTGGCTAGTGTATTATCTATTATTGGTGGAAACGTATTTGCAGATAATACAGTTTCTAGTGATAGCTCTAATATTTTAATTAATAATGGCAAAGATAATGTAGTCACTAATTCTACTAATGTAAATATTGTTGGTAGTGCTAATGAAATTAATAATGCATTTAATTCTAGTATCGTTGGCTTTAAATCTTATGTTGATGGTGGTGGGCACAACCTTGTTGTTGGTAGTTATTCTGGTGCTGATGGTAGACGTTCTATTGCTATTGGTGATAATGCAGGTGCTTATGCCAAAAGTATGGAAGATTATAAAAATAAAGTAGACGCTTACAATTATGATACAGGTAAATATAATCCTGCTACTGGTGTAGGTGCTATTGCTATTGGTGGACATGCTAGAGCCGATGTAGAAATGAATACAGCTATTGGTTATTTAGCAGAATCTGAAGGCAATTACAATACGGCTATCGGTTCTCATAGTATTGCCAAAGGCGACCCTCATAAAGTAAATTCTAAATACGCTGGTGTAAATAATGCTAAAGGTGTATTTAGTATTGCAAATATGAGCGGTGAAAATCCAGGATATTATTTAGCAAATTCTCCAGTTGGTTCACCTTCATTTTACTATGAAGATAGTAGTGATGGGCGTGATGGATTTTTTAATATTGGACAATTCACTCGTCAATTACAAGGTGTAGCCGCTGGTGAGGTGTCTGCTACGTCTACAGATGCAGTAAATGGTTCTCAATTATATACTGAAATTAAAGAAACTAGAGAAATGCTCAAAATCCCTATGGACTGGTTAGAAAATCATGAAGGACGTATTCAAGATTTAGAAAATAAAACTTTTGATATTGGTAAAAATGTTTTAAATCAAGCTAATTATTATACAGACCAACAAATTAATAAAGGTGTAGCTAAAGCATCAGCTCTTGCTGGTTTAAAATTCTTAGATTATAATCCTAAAGATAAATGGTCCTTCGCGGCTAGTGTAGGACATTACCGTAATGCTAATGCGGTTGCCGTAGGTGCCGCATACCAACCTAATGAAAACACTATGGTTCATGGTGGTATTACAGTAGATGGTAAAATAGCATACAATTTAGGTGTAAGTGTTAAAGTTGGCGGTCAAAAATATATTAATAAATATGAATTGGCTGAACAAGTTAAACAATTACAATCTGATAATGCAGAATTACGTCAAGAATTAGCTGAATTGCGTTCTATGATTGAAAAGCGATAAGTAAATATTATGGATAATAAATTAAGAGAAGAATTGAGAAGTCAATTATTCAATCAATTAGAACAAGACGAGCGTGAATTAGCTTATCTTGTATCTGAATATGGTTCAGTTATTGACAGATATTTATTTTTACAAGAAGAAATTGAATCTGTAAGAAGACAAATTTTATCTGTATAAAATAATAATTAAAGGCCCCTACGGGGGTCTTTTTATTTTTATTTTTTTTACGGCTTAGTGCCGCATCACAAGCCTTGTATCATATTGGTGATATAATTGAAAGGAGATGCTAGAGATGGCTAAAGCTTTAGGTATTATTTTATATGGTATTGCATTTTTCATTGTAATTTGTTTATTCCATTAATACGTGACTTTGGCTATCTTCAGCATGCCTTGTATAATAATGGTGAATAGTAGACAAAAAATTTTAAAAAAGAGGTAAAAATGGAACAAGAATTAATTTATTCAAATAAGAATGGTGCTTTACACAAACGTCCTAGATTAACTAAGTTAACTGAAGCTCGTAAAAAAGCTGGTTATAAAAGTCAATATGAAATTGCTAAAGATTTAGGAATTACACAAACAGAATATTGTTCTTATGAATCTGGTAAAAAAGAAATGCCAGAAAAAATTGCTAATAAACTTTCTGCATTATTAAATATATCAGTTAAAGAAATTAAATCTGTTGATTATGCAAATGAAAAATTATCAGATGATGCAACAAAAGTATTAGAAAAAATATTTAAAATGTTAGGTGAATTAGAATTATGGCAACTTAATCAATTAGATGAGGCTATAACTGATATGAGTCTTATGAATGGTGTTATAAAATATAGAAAATTATTACAAGCAAATATTAAAAAACTTAAAAAGAATGTTAAAAGACTTAAAGGTATTACAATACTAGAGGAAGATTATAATCTTTTGCTAGTTGACGCTATTAATTTAAATAATGTATCTAATTTATCTATTCATTATGAAACAATGTTAACTTTAATTGATATTGGCTTGTTGCCAGAAAATCAATTAAAGGATTTTATTAAATATTTTAGTATTATTAAATAATTATATTTTTTTAAATAGACAAAAGGAGAAAGTTATTATGAATAAGATGTTTGAACTTGTAGGCCGTGCAGTTGTTGGTGGGGTCATCGGTTTTGCAGTTGGGTATGTAACCCAAACTGCAATTAATGGTGGTTTAGTTAATAATGTAAAAACAGATGTTGAAGGTCTTAAACAATTAGTTAAAGATACAATCGCATAAGCGAAACCTTGTATAATATTGGTGAAATGCCTTAGTTAAATTATTCGTCGCTATATTGCGGTTTAATTTAATTAAGGCTTTCATATATGTTGAAGGTCGGTATCGAACCTTCTGGGGCAAGCTAAGTCTTGCAAATAATTGCGGTATTGGGAGAAAAGCTAAGTCGTAAAGATATGTGAACTCCACTGAAGGCTATATGTAATAGTGTAGTCAAGTGTCCAATGGATTGAAACTCGTTAGAGAATATAATATCCTAAAAGACCGCAACTTCCATTAGCGATGATACTAATGTTGAAGAAGTAGTGGACTACCCTATCGAAAGATAGGGACTATAACTTATATTGGCGGATTGCGTTAAGGTCGAAATACCTTTCATAATCATAAGTAAATTAATAGTAGACGTAAGAGCTACCATCCACCAATATTTCATGGGCTTAGTAGTGAACACTGGTGCAACTCCAGTAAAGCCTGTTTGCATTGGAAACGTTATCGTAATTTGGGTGTTCCAACGGTTTCGGAATGCCCTGTACGATAATGGTGAGTGAAATCATTTAGTCATTCATACCTGTTGTATAAGGAAATGGTATTGGCAATGATAAAAAGTAAAGTAGCTCAAAAATTTTTATATAAGATTAGTATTAAAGTCCTCTAGTCAGATAGTAGAGGCACATAAGGAGATTTGCTATGAATAATTTGGCAATGATTAAAGGTTATGTATCCAAACAAAATACAATTTTTAAACCAGCTGAAAATGGTAAAAAAGCAGTATTCAGCACGACTATTGCAGTCGCTACTGGTACTGTAGATTCTGAAGGCAAGAAACAATACAATTGGATTCCAGTTAAGTCTTTTGGTAAGACTGCTGAATTGATGCATCAGAATTTAATCGAAGGTGACTATACTGAAGTAACTGGTCGCTTGTCTATGAATTCTCGTTATACAAACAAAAAAGGTGAGTTGGTGTATGAAACTTGCTTCCTTGCTGCAACAGAATTTAGCCGTTTGAGCCGTCGTGGTGAAACTGCTAAAGCTGTTGAACCAGCTGTAGTAACTGAAGAAGTAGTGGAAGAATTCGAAGGTGCACCAGAAACTTTTGGTGAAGTAGAAACAACTATTCTTTAATAAAAAATAGAATAAAAGTCATACATTAGTAGTGTAACAACTGCTGATGTATGATTTTTTATTTTTATTATTTTTTAACTTGAGTTAAAAAATATGTTTTTGATTGAAATTAAAAAATAATATGTATATTTTTAATATTTAAGGAGGATTACTATGGAAAACAAATATACATTAGAAGAAATTGTAAAAGTGTTAAGTGAATTTAAAGATGTTATGAACTATATTCGACAAAATCAAAGTGTATGGGATAGTACCGTACAAGAATGTGATAAAGCATTTGGCGATATTCGCCATTACTGTGAATTACAATATCCAACAGAACGTAAAGATAAAACTAAAGTCGTAAAATTAATTCATGATACATCGGTGCTTCGTCGTCAATGTAAAGATTATTTAGAAGTATTAAATCCATTATTCGAAAGTGGTTTATTAGATATGAAGCAAATTAATAATATAGCTCATGTAATTAATCAAATTAAAAAGAATCAAGAAAAACAACGTGTATATAAACCTCGTGTACTTGAAGATTTATTTGTAGGTAAATAATATGAAAAATGATGGAGAAGAACTTTTTGCTTCTGTGACAATTATATTATTCTTTGTTATAATGTTTCTTTGTGTTTCACCTGGAACTCAAGAAGATGCATATAATAAAGAAGTTCAAAAATATAATAAGTATGTTGAAGCTCAAAATTATAATGTAGGTGATACGTTTATTATCACATACAATGAAGATACTAAAGTTGTAAACTTAGCTATTAAAGATATGGAAGAAAAAGGATATAAAAAATTATCTATTACGCCTGTATCTCGAAAAACAGGGTTTACTTCTTCTACTATTGAATATATGGTTGAATATCAAAAGATTAAATAGTAATATAGATATCTGCCGTGTTTTTAATTAAGAATTGAGAGGTGATATTATTTTTGAAAAATTAATTAATCTTGTTTTTAAACTATTTTTCTGTCATAATAAATATGAATTAGAAGTTTTTAAACTAAGATTAGAATTAGACAAGAAAGGATAATCATGGCCGATACATATTTTGTTAATGAATATGCTCTTGATGATGCATCTGTGCTTCGTAAAACTACAGAAGACCGCATCAAAAAAGCTGTAGAGCGTATTGTAAAAATTTTATATAAAGCTATTAAATTAGCAGCTGAAAAAAATGAATTTGAAGTAACTAGCCAATTAGATTTAAGTTCTGACAGAGATTTAGACAGAGCAACTGTTGAAGGTGTCCGTACAGAACTTATTAATAAAGGATATACTGTTTCTTATGAAACAGAGGACCATAATATTTGGAAAATTAGCTGGTAGTTTTTAATAAGGAGGAGACAAAAAATGGTAACTGTTTTTACACCAAATAGTGAAGAGTGGAACCAAGGCATTATTGGTTTAAAAGATATGCATGGCAATAATGTCATGTTTAATGATATCGTAATGTTGATGGGACAAGAATATGGTATTTATTTAATCCCACGTAATTGTGATGATTCGTATGGCTGTTGTTTAACAGATGACAGAAATTGCCACGATAATGATAGTGTCATTAAATTTGATGAATTCTTAGATTACGAAGATATTCGTATCGTAGGCAAATTCGATAAAAAAAATAAAATTTTAGTTGGTAAAATCGGTAAGTCTGAGAAATGTATGTCTTATCTTGCTAAAAAACGCCAACGACAATATAATCAATAATTTATTTTATAAAGCTCATCTGGTAAAGATGGGCTTTTATTTTTTTAATGTGAGGATAAAAAAAATAAATGTTGCAATTAAAAGGCACAGCATATGATTTCATTAATAGATTTGACAAACTTGATACATTAAGTTTTGATATTGTATATGCAGATAAACCATTATCATGCGAATTAAGAAGTTACAATATGAAAGATGAATATTCTCGTAGAGTAACTATTTCTCTTAATTTTGCGGTAACAGAAAAAGAAAATGAGTATTTTGCAAAACAGCATATCGAATACATTTCTATTGAGGTTGATACAGAATTAAATAGTATCAGAATTAAAGACATTGACTTTGATAGATATAAAACAAAACATGAACAAATGATTGAAGAATTTATTATTGCTTTATATAAAAATACGGAGGAATAAAAAAAAATGAAAAAACTTATTGAGTTAGAACCTGGTATTTTAACTGCTGAAAACTTATTATATCAATTACAAACATGCAAAAATGTTATTTTAGAAAATGGATATGATGAAAACTTTTATGTTAAAAAAGTATACATTCCTAAAGATTTTAAGAATGAACATACAGTTTTATTTAATATTAGTTTTTGGCGTAAAGATGCAGGCTATCAAAGCCATGTTGTATATACACCAATTCATATTGAATATGCAGTACATTTAGAAGATAATTTAATTTCTTGCGTAGATGATTATGCTCCATTAGGAATAGAATTATTAAGCAAATTAATAAATGAAGTAATCCTTGTATAATATTGGTGTGTCATTTCGGCATAGTATTTTTAGTTTAATGTATTTGTATAAGGAGTTTTTAACTATGATGACTTTAACTTTTAACCATGAAGCAGAAGCTATTGCAATTATGCATCATATCGCACATTTTGCAGAAGAGACTAATAATGTAATTCATACTGGTGATGACCATTATTCTCTTGAATTTTTTGTATCAACACCTTCGATGTGTGCATTTGCCATGAATGGTGAATTTTTAAGTATGGTAATTAATGTAATTCGTTCTGGTTGTGATATTCATTTTGAAATTGACATTGAAGATAATATTGCTGGCGGTGACTATCCACAACCATTAGTATATCAAATGTTAATGGGATTATTAGTAGATATTATTGATGATTTTAACCAAAAAGAATACATTAATTCTGAAGTTTAAAAAAATAGCCACGCATTAATTTGCGTGGCTGTATTATTTTTATTTTTTTAAAGGAGAATATATAAATATGGAATATATTATTCGACATGAATTTCGAGATATGCATAATGCATTATTAAAAATTTTTACTGAAATTCTAAAAGATAAATATGAATATACAATTTATGATTCAAAAGAAGAACATATAAAAAAAAGTATTGTAAATATGGGTATGCGAATGGTCACAGAAAAAGAATTCAGCGTTACCTTTTATATTAAAGACAAAAGAGAAGGTTCTGTTTTTAATTTTACTATTAATTGTGAATTAACTATAAAAGAACAAGGATTAGGAGAATTTGCTATTTATTCTAAAAATGAAGAAGAAGCTTATGTAATTATTAATATCTTTGAGTTTTTAACAAAACGTTTTTATCGGGCTCAATTAGACAGAGAATTATTAGGTGAATAATATGTTATGCTACAAAGATAGAACCTATTGTGGAGCTGAATGTAAATTACAAGGAACTTGTAAAGATAGTTATGTGTATGCTAAAGAAGAACAGAAGAAGCATCCTGACGCATTTGTAAGAAAATTACCTTTTTCTATTCGATTAGAAAATAGTTCTTGCGAAGAAAAAATTCCTATTGACAATTAATATATAAAATTATATATTAATTATGGTTGACAATTTTCATTGTTTTTTACCTCCTGTATTAAATAAAATAAATAACCAAGATGAAACGAGATATTTGTGAGAGGATATCTCGTTTTTTCTTTACTTTTATCTTGTTGTATGCTACAATAAATATATATTTTAATTAGTAAACAAGAGGATAAAAATATGGTCAAAGTGTACGGCTATGCTCAAACAGTATCTGGTGAGCAAGTATATGGTCGTTTAATAGATGAACGATATATTTTAAAAGACGAATCAATTATTATTAATATTAAATTAGATTCATTTAAATCAGATAATGAAATACGAGTAAAAAAGCAAGAGAAGCAACTCTCTTTAAATAATAGAAAAGCTAATACTCAAATTAAAAAAATAAATAAATTAAAAGATGTATCATCTTTAGCTACACCAGAAATGCTTGGAAAATATTTAGCGATTATTATGACTCAATTTGCTAATGAAGGTATTCCAAGAGAAGATGAATATACATATGAATATGAAAAAGAAAAAGCATTAGAAGAATCAGAATATAAAGAGGTATTTGAATAAATGTTAAGATTTCAATGGACAGAAGAAAATGAAGTATTCGATAATCAATGTGAATTTACTATCGAATTAAAAAATGGATACTATAAAGAATTTGGTACTGTAGATAAAGACACAGTTACTATGTTATTCGGAGAATTAACAAAAAGAGATTTTTATCAATCAGATTTTGAATTAATTTCTGTAGAAGAAAATGAAGAATATACGGCTATTAAAGTCGTTGGCGAAGAATTATATGATTGTTATTTCTTAATGCGTGATATTATTGGTAAAATGCCTAAAGATTTATATACATGTTTTATCATTAATCCATTAATGAATTTTGCATATAAACATGTAGGCAAACATTCTTTACAGTTTTCTTCTAAATATGCGGTATATGATACATTTACAAAAGAATATGTATTGGTTGATACAATTAAAGAAATCGCTGAAGAAATCGGTAAATTCGCTGGTAGGGTATTCTTAAAAAAAGATAAGTTAGAAACAGAAAATTTTGCTATTCTAAAAATTAATGACGATGTCACATATATTCAAGATATCGAAGATGATTATAAACGTTATGTTATTAGTAGAGAACGTCACTACCCTATTTATGAAGCAAATAAAAAAATGGATAAAGAGGCGTTTATGAAAGAATTATCTAAAATGGTTGGCGAAGACATTAGCGATTTTGAAATCATCACCATTAATGAAGATGATGTATTAGATAAAAAATAAGAATTAAATAAAAAAGTATGTGAGGTAATATTAACAATGGTAGTTTTGAAAAATAAGTTTTTCGTGATTTCCTCCTCCTCCTTTGTAAAAATAGAATACAAAAACTACTTGCATTGAAATTAATATTTGTCTATAATAGTTACGAGCTATTTTAGAAAATGTAGTTTCATTGTACACAAACCCCCACGAAATAACCATCCTGAGCAGCGACAGGGTGGTTATTTTTTTTTATTTATAACAGAAAGGATTTTAAAAAAAATGAGTGAACATATTGGTACTATACTGGTAACTATTTTAGTTATATTATTTTTATTAGGGAAATCATCTTTAAAATTTTTTAATAATGAACATAAAATTGGGATTAAATATAGTTTTAGATTATTTTTTGAAGAACCAGATAGTCCACATAGTTTTAAATTTGAAATCATGTGGAGTAAATAAGTATAAAAAAGAAATTAATTAAGGTATATATTAAAAACTTGTAGTTTGATATTCCTGATGTGTCTTTAAAAAATAGAATTAGAAAATTTAGTATATATAAATGCTGAAATAAAAACATACGTAAATATCTTGTCAGAAATTAAAAAAAATGCTAAGATTAAATAATAACTTTTTTATGATTTTAACGAAAGGATATTAGTATGGAAGATATTGTTAATCAACCAAAACATTATACATCTGGTGGTATTGAAGTGCGTCCATTTATTAACGCACAAGGTTATAATTTCGATATGGGAAATGTGATTAAATATATTTCTCGTGCTGGGTTAAAAACACCAGATAAATTACTTGATTTAGAGAAAGCATTAAATTACATTAATGATGAAATTAAAAAAGGCAATAAGAAATTAAATTTTGAACCTACGGATACATTTATTTCTGGTTACGAATATATTCGCAGTCAACATCATTTAGATAGCACATTACAAAATGTGATTTCTCTTTTATCTAAAGATGAAAAAACAGATATTATTTTAATGTCAGATGTAATTTCTGCTCGTGATTTATTACAAGAAGAAATTAATATGTTAAAGTTATAGTAATATACTCATTGAAGTTTTTATTTTTCTCTTTAAAGAAAGGAAGAAACTCCAATGAGTTTTTTACTAATGGTAAAAGAATATGTCAAAACGCACAGAGACTTCTTACTATCTTGTATTCGCAAAATCGGACTTATTGTTCTTATTATTTTGTCTTGTTTGTTTATCTATGATAAGCTTTTTGCAAGCCATGAAATAGAAAGTAAACCATCTAAAGTAATTAATGCAGATGGTACTATTAATACAAATAAACATTATCAAGAGGCGACTAAAGTACAAACGAATACAATTGAAAGAACTACAATTCAATATGTACCTAAAGAAAATCCATTTGATGCAGATTTTGAATTAGATAACTCTAATAAAAAAGTCTTTGTAAAAGTAAATGGACAACAGCATGAAATAGAAAATAATGTAACAGAAACTCAAAAATTTGAAAATGGCAAATTAGTTGTTACTCAAAAAGAAGAATCTGTTATTTCTATTGCCGCTCCAAAACCAGCAAAATTCTCCGTTAGTTATTATTATGGCGGAGGTAATAATCAAGGTGTAGGATTACACTACAATATTTCTAAACATCTTACAGCAGATGCACTCTATATTAACCATAAGGCATATGCGGGCGTAACCGTACCAATTGGTAATATGGACAGTTCATCTAAAAAGCAAGATGTATCTAGTGATAAAAAGAAAGAAGGAAAATAATATGCCAGAATCTCCAGTAATAACAGAAACTACAGGTCAACCAGAAGGTGGCCATCTAGCAGCAGCAGGTGAACAAAAAGTAGCAGGTAAGACTTTTAGTGTTATGTGCAAAGGTTATAAATATGTGTTCTCTAGTGATTTGACACCAAAAGATGATGCTATGCATGTTGTTCGTGCAACTGATGTATTAGCAAATGCACTTGAACTTACATTTAAAAATAAAATGTGTGTTAGTGTGGAAATCGTAAAATAATGGAATTAATTTTTAATAATAAAACATATTCTTTTTCTGAATATGTAAATCCAAAAGAAGAAGGTTTATATACAGCTGTATTGACTAGCAGTGAAAATATTCGTTGCGAAATTGTATGGTTTAATGGACAACTTCGAGAAATTAATGAATTATTTGATTAGCAAATAAAAAAAAGAAATGACGTAGGCTTATGAACCTTGTATAATTAAGGTGCCAAGCTTACGTCTTTTTTTATTTATATTATTTATATTTTATATAAGGAGATATTAAAAATGGAATATACAGGAAAATTTAGTAGAAATATTTTTAATGATATTGCTGATTCTATTGGTCGTGTCATTCATGAAACTAAAACTAAATCAAAAAAGAAACATAAAAATTTAGATATTACATTTAGTTTTAGTGATTTATCTGAACCCAAAAAAGAATTGTTGTTATTAACAATTCGTAAGATTAAAGACATGAAAGAAGAAGATGTATTATTCTTTATTGATTCTATTAATCAGTGTGAAAAAGAAAGAGGTACGTATAATGAATATCGTTGAGCGAGTGATTAAGAGTTTAGTGACTTATTACATTACAGGATTTATTATTCGAGCATTTAGAAAATTTAAATAATTAATTAGAAAATAAGGAGACAAAAAATGGATAGAGAAAAAATTATTGATGTAACAACTAAAGGTATTAACACAATTGCAGATTTAATGAATACTGCAATGGATTTTACGAAAGAAAAATATGATGCAGTGAAAGAAAAAGCTTCTTCTAAAGAAGTAAATTTTTCTAATGCAACTCAAATTCAAAAAGAATTTATTATGATGTTAGCTGAAAATTTACAAGATATTGATGATGCAACAATTATGCAATGTCGTGATATCGTAACACATCAATTAGATTTAAAACATGCTATTATTAAAATTAATGACGACCAAATTACAGTTGAAAATGTTGTAACAGAAGAGGTAAATAAATTATGATTAGTCTAATTTTTTTTGGAATTGTTACTGTAGTAATCGGCATTTATGGTGCCAAATTTATTAATAGAATGAGAGGTATCGAAAAATAATGACACAAGACATTTTAATCATGATTACAATCATTACGATTGCTCTCATGTCTACAATTTGTTTTATCGTTCATCAAGTATTTAAAACACGCCGTATGCGCATTGAATATGATGGTGGATATACTGAAGAAGAAATTAAAGAAATTGTAGTAGAAAAATTTAGATTATTGGCTTCCAGTCAATCATTAGAGCCTAATAATTTTATGTATAGTACAATTACGAAAGAAACAAAAGAACCAGAAAATAAAAAAGGGAGGAAATAATGTTTAAATATGTAGTTGGAAATATTTTAGATACAGAGTGCAAATATATTTTGAATCCTGTAAATTGTGTCGGCACAATGGGTAAAGGTTTAGCATTACAAATTGCTAAAGCATACCCTGAATCTGTTGATTCATATAAAAAAGATTGTCAATATGGTAGTTTAAGTATTGGTCATTTAACTAGCTTTAATGCTAAAGATGGCAAAACAATTATTAATTTCCCGACAAAAAATCATTGGCGGGACCCTTCTAAATATCGATATATTGAATCTGGATTAGAAAATTTAGCATTTTATATTGAATTTAGCGGAAACAAAAACTCTCATTTAAGCTTTGCAATCCCGCCATTAGGCTGTGGACTTGGCGGATTAAAATATGATTTTGTTCATGAATTAATTCAACAATATTTAAGTGAATTTAAAAATATTACTATTGAGTTATATGTAACTCAAGAATGGTATAATAAACATGTACAACGCTAAAGATATCGCTAAATATATTTTGCTAGTTTGTAATCAAAATCATATACCTATGGACGTATCTAAACTATGTAAAATTTTGTATTATATTCAAGGCATTATGTTAGTAAGATTTGATAAACCATTTTTTAAAAATGATATTATCGCTTGGAAATACGGTCCTTGTGTACCAGAAGTGTATTATGAGTATGCTTATTATGGTGCAGAAAATATTTATATCCCTGATGAATTATTATTAAATACTTTACAACTAAATGTAGAGGAAAAGAAATTAATTGCTTATGTATTATTAAATACTAAAGATATGGATTTTTGCCAGATGATTAAAAGTACAACAAAAATTAACAGTCCCTGGTCAAAAGTAGAATTAAATGCTATAATTACTCATGATTTAATTAAACAATATTTTACATGGTTTTAGAAAGAGGAAATTAAACATGAATGAACAAACTCAACAACAACAAGAAGAGCATATTATTATTGACCTAGATAACTTAATGTTACCTAAATGTCGATTTGAAGTAGTATCTTCTTATAAAGACAAAAATATTAAATTGCCGACACGTAAAACATCTGGGTCCGCTGGTTATGATATTGAAGCTGCGGAAGATGTTATTATTAAACCTAATTCTTCTACTGCTGTACCTACTGGTATTAAAGCATATATGGATGAATGTTTAGTATTAAAAATTTATATTCGCTCTTCATTGGCATTTAAACAAGGTTTGATGTTAACTAACTCAACAGGTATTATCGATAGCGATTTTTATAACAATGAAGACAATGAAGGGCATATTCTTGTAGGTTTATATAATACTACAGATAAAGAAATTAGTATTAAGAAAGGAGAACGTATTGCTCAAGGTATTTTTGAAGCCTATATTGTAACGGAAGATGACGCAGAGCAAGAAAAAGAAGTTAGAACTGGAGGCATCGGCTCTACTGGTAAGTAATACGTCATATTAAATACATGGATTATATTAAATTGATGGGAGATAGCGAAGATTGGACACAAGATATTGTTCAAGACTTCGTTGACTCTCATAATAATTCTATGGAATTTTTGCTCAGAGAAATTAATGAAAAAGAGTCAGATTAAAACCGTTTGTGTATATTTACAACTTTAGTTATAAATAATCAACGAATAGTCCATATATCTAGTGATAGGTATGTGCCAAGATAATCTATATCTTGGGAATTCATTGAATTGCTGGAAACTCTTAAAGCTTAAAATACTACAACGTAATTTTGAAATACAAATAAGCGTGAATGTGGCGAAAGCAGAAAAAAATTTTAAGATAAGATATGGTTAAATCCTAAGTCTTAATAAAAAAATAGACAATCAGCAGCTAAGTTCCGAATAGGAAAAAGTTCAACGACTATCTCGAAAGAGAGTACACTCAAGCGAGTGGAAGTGGTGAAGGTCTTTTATTAAAAAAAGATTAAGATATAGTCTGTGCCTTAATGAAAGTTAAGGGTGCGAGTAATGTCGCCGGTTAAGAAGTAGCGAACTTAATTGAACAATCATCCTCTTAAAAAATCTCATAGTTATAATTATATATTGATAAATATTTCTTTTAGTATTATAATAATAAAGATAAATAAAATATTTTTATTAATTTTTTAATACGAAAAGGAGGTGTTTACCATCTATGAACAAAAGTTTTAAAGTCAGAATATATCCAACTAAAGAACAACAAATTCTTTTAGAAAAAAGTTTTGGAGCATCAAGATTTATCTATAATCATTTTTTGAAATTAAAGCAATATTTATATCAAGAATTTAATATAAAAATTACTTATAATCATATGTCAAAAATGTTAACAGAACTAAAAAGACAAAAACCTTGGCTCACAGTTCCAGATAAATGTGCTCTTCAAAATACTCTTAAAGATTTAGATAATGCTTATAAAAAATTTTATAACGGAGCTGGATATCCTAAATTTAAAAGAAAAGATGGTAAAAACTCTTATCGTACTAATCAATGTATGAAAGTAAATAATTCTTTTATTTCTATTCCAAAAGTAGGATTACTTAGATATAAAGATACATATAAATTAGAAGAAGAAAATATTCTTAAAATTTATAATATTACAATATCTAAAGATATTATTGGGTATTATTATGTTAGTATTTCTGCGGAAGTCTATATTCCTCATTTTGAGAGAACCAATCAAAATGTAGGTATAGACTTAGGATTAAAAGAATTTGCTATTTTAAATATTGGAAGAAAAATAAATAATCCTAGAATATTAAAAAATCTTGAAAAGAAATACAGAAAATTAGCTAAAGCTGTTTCAAGAAAAGTTTATAACTCTAATAACTATAAAAAAGCTAAATTAAAATTAGCTAAATTTCATAAATATATAGCTAATATTAGAAAAGATTTTTTACATAAATTATCAACTAATTTAATTAAAGAATATGATATTATTTGTATTGAAGATTTATGCTTTAAAGGTTTTATGAAATCTAATAAAGCTAAATCCTATCAAGATGTAGCTCAATCAGAATTTATAAGAATGCTTACATATAAAGCTGAATGGTATGGAAAAACTATTATTCAAGTTTCAAGATGGTTTCCATCCACTCAATTATGTTCTGA